GTGCATCGTGGACCCCGCGTCTCACTGCTGGCTCTGGCAGGGGGCCACGCGCCGCGGCATGGCCGTGATCTACGGCTTCAGCCATGCCGACAACGACAAGCGCGTGCTGCGCGGCGTGCGTGCCGCCTGGGAGATTGCGCACGGCGCATCGCCGGCACCGGGCCGCATGCTGGGCCTGACCTGCTGCGGGTCGAAGCTGTGCGTGAACCCGGTCCACGTGCGCGAGTTCCGCAGCTACGCCGAGATCGGCCAGTTCAACAGCCGCAGCGGGAAGCTGCACGGCATCAACGTGGATGCGCGCCGCGCCGCGCTGGTGAAGGCCCGCGCAGCGCGAGGTGTCGCCGATGCAAGCCGCGAGGTGGTGCTGGCCATCCGCAGTGCGCCGGCCGATGTCACGACGCCCGAGCTGGCGGCCCAGCACAGCATTTCGCGCAGCACCGCCTGGGCGATCCGCACAGGGCGCAGGTATGCGCAGGTGGTAGGGCCATGACGGACACCCGACCCGCGCCGCTGGTGCCTGCAGAGGTCAACCTGCAGGACTTCCCGTTCATGCCGCTGGACGTCGCCCGCTTGCGCGACTCCGACCTTGCGAGCGATGAGACGCCCGAGGCCTGCTGGGCCGCAGTCCTGATCTGGTGCGCATCGTGGCATCAGGTGCCCGCCGGCTCGATACCCGACAACGATGAGTGGCAGGCCAAGCAGGCCGGCTACAAGGCGCAGGGGCGCGTCGCCCCGGGCTGGCGCAAGGTCCGCGCTGGCGCACTGCGGGGCTGGGTCTTGTGCAGCGATGGCCGCCTCTATCACCCGGTCATAGCTGAGAAGGCTGTCGACGCTTGGCGCTCCAAGCTGAAGCAGCGCTGGTTCACAGAGTGCGGGCGCATCAAGAAGCACAACCAGCGCCACGGGACAACGGTCTCGCTGCCCGAGTTGGATGCCTGGATTTCTCTCGGTTGTCCCCAGGGACACGCGCTCCCTGTCCCCGAGGACAAGCCCCCCGTGTCCCTTGAAAGTCCCCCTGAAATTCACTCCAAGAGACAGGGAGAGGGACAGGGACAGGGACAGGGAATTAAAGAAGAAAGACATACGTCGGCTGAGCCGACCCCCGAACCGACGCCGACGATCCCCTGCCCCTACGGCGGCATCGTCGACGCCTACCACCTGGCACTGCCCAGCCTGCCGGCCGTCCGGCTGCGTGACGGCCCGACCTGGGTCAAGCGCCAGAAGGCCATGCGGACCCTGTGGGGCTGGGTGCTGAGCAGCCGCAAGAGCGACGGCACGCCGCGGGCAGAAACCGCCGGGCAGGCGCTTGCCTGGGTTGCCGGCTACTTCCGCCGCGCCTCGGAAAACGACTTTGTGATGGGCCGCACAAGGCGCAGCGCTGAGCACGAAAACTGGACGGCCGACTTCGACTTCCTGCTGTCGGAGAAGGGCATGCGCCAAGTCATCGAAAAAACCCAGGACAAGGACAAGGCCGCATGAGCGCACGTGACGACATTCCCGATGACGACGGCGCCGCGACGCTGCGCGTGCCGCCCCACAGCCTGGTGGCCGAGCAGAGCGTGCTGGGCGCGATGCTCATGGACAACGCGGCCTTCGACCGCGTGGCCGACCTGCTGCTGGACGCCGACTTCTACCGCCACGAGCACCGCACCATCTTCGCAGCTGCCGCCGGCCTGATCGGCGCCAACAAGCCCGCCGATGTGGTGACGGTGTTCGAGCGGCTGCAGTCTCTGGGCAAGGGCGCCGAAGTGGGCGGCCTGCGCTACCTGAACGAGCTGGCGCAGTCGGTGCCGGGCTCCAGCGCCGCGCGCCGGTACGCCGAGATCGTGCGGGAACGTTCGGTGATGCGCCAGCTGATCGCGCTGTGCGACGAAGCCGCGACAGGCGCCTTCAACCCGCAGGAGCGCACCGCCGGCACGCTGCTGGACGAGCTTTCGACGAAGCTGCGCGCCATCGAGACCCGCCAGTTGCGCCAGGTGCCGAAGCTGCTGAGCGAGGTCGCGGTGCGGCAGGTCGACCACATCTCGGACCTGGCCGCCGGCAACGTTCTGCCCGGCTGGCCGACCGGCATCCCGACTCTGGACAACCTGCTGAATGGCGGGTTCAAGCCCGGGAAGGTCGTCGTCATCGGCGCCCGGCCGTCGGTCGGCAAGAGCAGCTTCGCCATGCACCTGGGCCTGAAGTTCGCGGCCGACGGCCTGACGACGCTGATGCTGAGCCAGGAAATGCCCGACAGCGAACTGGCCGAGCGGGCAATGAGCAACCTGGGCCAGATCGACTATTCGCGGCTGCAGCGGGGCAAGTTGCACGCCGACGAGTGGGCCGGGTTGACCGATGCGACGGACCAGATCAGCAAGCTTCCGTTCTACGTCGACGACCAGCCGGCCCTGCGCCTGGCCGACATTCGCGCGAAGGCGCGCATGGTCAAGGGCCTGAAGGTGCTGATCGTCGACTACCTGCAGCTGTCGGCTGGCAGCGGCAAGGGCAGGGGCGAAAGCAACCGCAACGCCGAAATCGAAGAGATCACGCGCGGTTGCAAGCAGCTGGCCAAGGAACTAGGGCTCTCGTTGATCCTGCTTTCGCAGCTGGGCCGCGATGTCGAGAAACGCCCCGACAAGCGTCCGATGCTCAGCGATCTGAGGGACTCAGGCGGCATCGAGCAGGACGCCGACGTTGTGCTGTTCCTTTACCCAGGCCGACCCTTCAGCGATGTGCAGAAGCTGGTGGGCCTGGACGTAGCGAAGCAGCGCGGCGGCCCACTCGGCGAAGTCGTTCTGGCATTTGAAGGCCGCCTGCAGCAGTGGCATGAAACCACGGCGCCGCTGAAGGGGCCGAATGTCCGCAATGCACCGGAGTCGTTCGAATGAGCCTTTCCACCCTTGAGCCAGTCTTCGGCACCGACACCCACCCAGGCGCCGCCGAGCGCCAGGCCGAACGCGACGAGCTGATGCGCATCGCCGCGCAGAGCGCGTTGAACCGCAGCAAGGGCGGGCAGACGCTGGACCCTGAGGCGCGGGCCTGGGCCGTGCACTGGTCGCGCATCAAGCCGCTGGGCCGTTCGCTGTCAAGCGGGGAAGGTAGGGGGAAGGTCGAATGAATTTCCTCAGCGTGTGCAGCGGCATCGAGGCCGCGTCTGTCGCCTGGAACCCGCTCGGCTGGAAAGCCTGGGCGCTCAGCGAAATTGACAAGTTCCCCAGCGCCGTGCTGGCCCATCACTACCCGACAACACCCAACTTGGGCGACATGACGAAGTTCAAGGACTGGCCCGATGCAACTCTCGATCTTCTCTGCGGAGGAACACCCTGCCAGTCCTTTAGCAACGCAGGACTCCGCGCAGGACTGGATGACCCTCGTGGCCAACTCATGCTCACCTTTGGTGCCATTGCTGCAAGGTATCGGCCCCGCTGGCTGGTTTGGGAGAACGTGCCCGGCGTTCTGTCATCAAACGGAGGACGGGACTTTGGTGCCTTCCTCGGGCTCCTGGGCTTCCTCGGGTATGGGTTCGCCTACCGCGTTCTTGACGCTCAGTTTGTCCGAGTGGACGGCTACGCTCGCGCCGTCCCACAGCGACGGCAGCGTGTGTTCGTTGTCGGATGTCTTGGAGACTGGCGAAGTGCCGCAGCGGTACTTCTTGAGCGCGAAAGCCTGCGCGGGGATCTTGCGCCGCGCAGAAGGGCGCGGGAAGCAATTGCCCCCACCCTTAGCGCACGCACTAAAGGGGGTGGCGGGCTTGGCACCGACTTCGACCTTGACGGCGGGCTAGTTCAGCAAGCCTACGGCGGCAACAACACCACCGGCCCGCGCGATGTAGCGTCGGCTCTGTCGGCTCTGTCGGCTCTGTCGGCTCATGGCGGCTCTGGTCGTATGGACTTTGAGAGCGAGACGTTCGTTGCGCACACGCTGCGCGGCGAGGGGTTTGACGCTTCGGAGGACGGCACGGGGCGCGGGACACCGTTGGTGCCGGTGTTGCCGTTTGACACCACGCAGATCACCAGCGCCAGCAATTACAGCAACCCGCGGGCGGGCGATCCTTGCCATCCGCTGGCCGCTGGGGCGCATGCGCCGGCCGTGGCCTTTGGCTGGCAGAACGCAGCCGCGCAAGGCATGCCCGTGGACACGATCAGCCCGACGCTGGACAAGAGCAAGCATCCGGCCGTGTCGTTTGCCTTGCGGGGCCGCAGTGAAGGCGCACAGCCAGAAATGCACGGCGATGGAGGGTCGGTAGGTGCGTTGCGCGCAGCGTCAGGTGGCTCATCGCGTGACTACGTTGCTGCCGCTGCTGTGCGCCGCCTGATGCCCGTGGAGTGTGAACGGCTGCAAGGCTTCCCCGACAACTACACACTGATCCCGGTGCGCGGCAAGCCCGCAGCAGACGGCCCGCGATACAAGGCGATAGGCAACTCCTGGGCCATCCCGCCCGCGCGCTGGATCGGGCAACGCATCGCAATGGTGGACGCGCTGCGGCTGCCGCAACAGGAGGCCGCGTGATCAACGCCATCGCTTTCAGCGTCCCCGGCGAGCCCCAAGGCAAGGGCCGCGCACGCATCGGCAAAGTCGGCGGCTTCAGCCGCATGTTCACACCGGCCAAGACTGTGGCCTATGAGGGCTTGGTTGCGTTGGCCGCCCAGCGCGCCATGGCCGATACCGGCCCGTTCGCCTGCGCCCTGGCCGTCGAAATCGAGGCCGTGCACAGCATCCCGGCCAGCTGGTCGAAGAAGAAGCGCGCCGAGGCCCTGAGCGGCGCCATGCACCCGACTACGAAACCCGACATCGACAACATCGCCAAGGCCATCGCGGACGGCGGCAACGGCGTGGCGTGGGTGGACGACAAGCAGATCACGCGGCTGCTGGTCGTCAGGCGCTACGGTGAGACGCCGGGCGTTCATGTTCGCGTGGCTGCAATGGAGACCCCATGAACATCCTTCCGATGAGCTTCCCCGAACTGCTGCTGCGGCTGCTGGTCTCATGAAGGCAGACCTGATCGACCACGATGGCATGACCGCACGGGCTTGTGTGGCCGGCGCAGGATTCGTGGTCGCCGTGGCAGTGCTGGCGGCGGTCGTTGCGGCGCTTTTCCATCTGGTGCGGGCGTGACCGTCGTCCTGAAACCCCTAGGTCGCGGCAACTGGTCGCCGCTGGTCATCGAGTACAGCGGCCCGCAGGTGCTGCCGTTGCTGGTGCGCGTGGGGGAATGCATCGTGCTGGCGGGCATCACCTTCCGCGTGTGTGAGGTGCGCGCGTGATCGGGCAACAACCATGCGCACCGCACTGAGCGCCGCCATGAACCAGATCCCGCTGCCGCTGTTTTCGCAAGATGACGACGAAGCGGACGACCCGACGCTGGACGCCGAGAACGCGGTGTGGGGCAGCCGGCGGCGCACTGTCGACGCGCGGTACGCTGAGCCGCTGGCACCAGGCGCGCCGGCCAGCATCTGGGCGATGGCCAAGGCCGCCAGCGATGCATTACGCAAGGGTGGGCGCTTCGGTGCCGCCGCCGGGTTCAAGGCCAGCGCGCCGCTGTTCAAGGGCCGGCCGGTGGTGACGCCTGCCGCGCCTGGGGTCACGAAGGTGCAGGGCTCGCGCTACCCGGCCAACCGCTGGACCGACGAGCGGGCCGAGCAGGAGAAGGCGCGGCGGGCCCGGCAGAAGCCGCCGAAGCCGGTGCGCGGGGCCCGCACACGGGGTAAGAAGCTGCTCGATCTGATCGGGCCGAACGAAGACTGAACAAGGAACGCAAAGCCATGGGAAAACCACAGAAAAAGCAACCAGAGCCGGTGAATTTCCGCTCGCGCATCGTCGGCGAGGGCACGGAAGCGCCCGACCAGCTGCTGGCCAACCCGCAGAACTGGCGGCGGCACCCGAAGGAGCAGCTGGCTGCGCTGGAGGGGATGCTGGACACCGTTGGCTGGGTACAGCGCGTCATCGTGAACCGCACGACCGGGCACATGGTCGACGGCCACGCTCGGGTGGAACTGGCGCTGAAGCGCGACGAGCCGCAGGTGCCGGTGCTGTACGTTGAACTGACCGAGGCCGAGGAACGGCTGGTGCTGGCGACGCTGGACCCGATAGGCGGGCTGGCGCAGACGGACCAAGCGATGCTGGATGATCTGCTGCAGGGCGTGGAGTCGGGGCGCGCGGGGCTGGATGAGTTCCTTGCCGGGCTGCGCACACCCGAGGCAGTCCAGGGCCTCACAGACCCAGACGACACGCCGGACCCCCCCCAGCAAGCGGTATGCCAAGCCGGCGAGGCGTGGCTTCTGGGGAGGCATCGCATCGTGTGCGGTGATAGCACGGACGCGGCGGCGGTGGCAAAGGCGCTGAACGGGGTCAAGCCTCACTTGATGGTGACGGACCCGCCATATGGAGTGGAGTACGACCCGGCTTGGCGAGCCCGTGCCGGCGTGAACAAGAACACCGAGAAGCTGGGCAAGGTGCTGAACGACGACCGCGCCGACTGGCGCGAGGCGTGGGCGCTTTTTCCTGGTGATGTGGCTTACGTGTGGCACGCATCGCTTTTCACCCGAGAGGTTCTCGACAGCCTTGAGGCGTGCGAGTTCAGGCATCGGTCGATGATCATCTGGTGCAAGGACCGCTTTACCCTGGGCCGCGGCGACTACCACTGGCAACACGAGCCCGCGTGGTATGTCGTTCGAGGCGGCAAGACCGGCCACTACGTTGGAGGCCGCAGCCAGTCCACCGTCTGGAACATCCCGGCGCGCGACGACAGCGGTGTGGGGCACGGCACCCAGAAGCCCGTCGAGTGCATGAAGCGCCCGATTGAGAACAACAGCAGCCCTGGACAGGCCATCTACGAGCCCTTCAGTGGCAGCGGCACCACGATCATTGCGTGCGAGATCGCCGGCCGGGCCTGCCACGCGCTGGAGCTGAACCCACCGTATGTCGACGTTGCCGTCAAGCGCTGGCAAGCCTTCACCGGCCAGCAGGCCACCCTGGAAGGCGACGGCCGCACCTTCGAAGAGATCGCAGCCGAGCGCGCTGCGGCAACCGCCTGACCGCCATGGGAAACAAGACCAGCGCGGCCAAGGCTCGCTCCCTCGACCGCCAGGCCAAGGCGCTGGAACTGCGCCGCATGGGCTTGGGTTACGCCGCCATCGGCGATCAGATCGGCGTCGGCAAGACCCAGGCGCACCGCTACGTCGTCGCCGGCCTGGAGGACGCCCGCGCGCAGATCAGCGCCAGCGCCGACGAACTGAAGTCTGAGGAAATCTCGCGCCTGGACGGCATGCTGCAGGCGCTGTGGCCGCGCGCACGCAAGGGCGAGGCGGCGGCTGTGGACCGCGTGCTGAAGATCGGCGAGCGCCGCGCAAAGCTGCTGGGCCTGGACGCCCCGACGCGCACCGCGCTGGAAGGCGGCGGCGACGGCACGCCACCGATCAGCACGCAGTCGTCCGTGCACTTCTACATCCCGGACAACGGCCGCGGTGGCTGAAGCGCTGGCGATCAGGCCGCAGCCTGGGCCGCAGGAGGCGTTTCTCTCCAGCCCAGCCGACATCGTCATCTACGGTGGCACGGCCGGCGGCGGCAAGTCCTGGGGCCTGCTGCTGGAGCCGATGCGGCATGTGGTCAGCAACCACGCATTCACGGCCGTCTTCTTCCGGCGCAACACCACGCAGATCCGCAACCCGGGCGGCCTGTGGGACGAGAGCCGCAGCCTGTACCCGCTGGCCGGCGCGAAGCCGGTGTCGCACGTGCTGGAGTGGCGCTGGCCATTCGGCGGCCGGGTCAAGTTCTCACACCTCGAGCACGAGTCCACCGTCTACGATTGGCAGGGCGCGCAGATCCCGCTGATCTGCTTCGACGAGCTGACGCACTTCACGCAGTCGCAGTTCTTCTACATGCTCAGCCGCAACCGCTCCACCTGCGGCGTGAGGCCCTACATTCGGGCGACGACGAACCCCGACGCCGACAGCTGGGTGCGCAAGTTCATCGCCTGGTGGATTGACGAGAAGACCGGCCTGGCCATCCCTGAGCGTTCGGGCGTGCTGCGCTGGTTCATCCGCATCAATGACGCCATCGTGTGGGCCGACAGCCCCGAGCAGTTGCGCCAGCAGCATGGCGCAGACGTTGAACCGAAGTCGGTGACGTTCATCCTGGCCCGCCTGACCGACAACGCCATCCTGCTGGCGAAGGACCCGGGCTACAAGGCCAACCTGATGGCGCAGAACGCGGTGGAGCGCGCCCGGTTGCTGGACGGCAACTGGAAGGTGCGGCCGGCGTCGGGCCTGTACTTCCAGCGACGGTGGGTGAAGATCGTCGATGCCGCACCGGCCGATATCGACATCGTGCGCGGGTGGACCTAGCCGCCACTGAGAAGACGGCCGACAACGACCCGGACTCGACGGCCAGCGTGAAGCTGGGACGCATCAAGTCGAGCGGGCGCTTCATCATCCTGCACCGGTCAACGCTGCAGGCCGGGCCGCACGCGGTCGAGCAGGCGATCATCAACACCGCGGCGGCCGATGGGCGCGGCGTCGTCATTCGGCTGCCGCAGGACCCGGGCCAGGCCGGCAAGTCACAGGCCCAGGCTTTGGTCACGAAGCTGGCGGCCTACACCGTGAAGACGCAGCGCCCGACCGGTGACAAGATCGTGCGCTTCTCGCCGTTCAGTTCTCAGTGCGAGGCCGGCAACGTGGATGTGCTGCGCGCAGCGTGGAACGAAGACCTATTCGACGCGCTGGAGGCGTTCCCCGAGGCCGCGCACGACGACGACGTGGACGCATGCAGCGAGGCCTATTCGCACTTCATTGCGCCACAAGCCGGCATCTTCACCTGATCACCCCGGCTTGTCCGCGTCCCGCTCGCGGTTCATCCTGGTCAGCTGCAGCCGCAGTTCCTCAGCCTCGCGCGTGCGCCTGGCCACCAGCGAGAGCAGGCACTCGCGCAGCACTCGCCGCCAGTTTGCCCGGGCCCGGCGCAGCTGTTCGGCGGTGGGCGCGGGCTTGACGGTCAACGCTGGCCGCCGTCGACCTGGGCCAGGAAGCGCCGCATCGCGTGCAGAGCCTTGCTGTCGGTGGCGCCATCGATGATGGCAACCTCGGTGCTGCCGTCGGCGGTGCCCACGCGAAGCCAGGCATTCTGCGCGCCGGCCAGCGCCCGCACGGTGGCCAGCGGTGCCGTGAAGTCACGCGACGACTCGCGCACGCCGGCAATGGGCGCGGCGAAGTTCGTGACGCCCGGCAGCGGCTGCAGCGCGGTTTCCTTGCCGTCGATCATCAGCCGAGCGCCGTTGATCGGCAGGTAGGCGCCCGAGACGCGCACCGTGACCACCGCCAGATCCGGCGCCTTGCTGGTCCACTGCGCGCCCAGCATCGGGCACAGCATCGAGGTGCAGGCTCCGCCGTGCGGTGCGATGGTGACGACGCGGGCGCCGTCATACCCGCTGCGGGTGTCGGTAGGCGCGGTGCCGATGGTGGTGGCGCAGCCAGCCAGGGCCAGCATCAGGGCAAGGGGTAGGGCGGTCTTCATGCCGGCAACTGTATCGCCGGCCGGCAGGCCCAGGCCCGCCACGATCTAGGGGCTTGCCAAGACGGTCCCGCGGGCCAGAACAGCGCCCGCGGGTGTCGGTCCGCAACTTGGAGAGATCGCAGCGCAGATGGTAGGGAGGCCGTCCCTAGCATCCTGCGACATGCCTGAAATCACCGTGAACGCCTCCGACTACGCCATGCGCCAGATGCGCGAACAGCTCGCCGGGTGGGCTGGTGCCCTGGACGCGAAGCGGCCCCGGGCTTGGGACCAGTACGGCTACACCGAGCACGTCTCGTTCGACCACCTGCTGACCGCCTACAAGCGCGGCGGCGCCGGCCATGGCGCTGTGCACCGCCTGCTGGACCGCTGCTGGCTGGAATGTCCGCGTATCAAGCAGCGCGAGCAGGACGCCGAGACGGACTGGGAGAAGGCCGTCGACAAGCTGCTGCGCCCGCTGTGGCGCCGCCTGCGCGACTTCGACCGCCGGAACATGGTCGGCCGCTATGCCGGCCTGATCTACCGCGTCGCAGACGGGCAGACGCTGGACCAGCCGCTGAAGCGCGGCAAGCTGGTCGACCTGGTGCCGGTGTGGGAAAACCAGCTGCGCGTGCAGGCCTGGAACCAAGACGAGGCATCGCCGACCTTCGGCAAGGTGACGGTCTGGGAATACCGCATGCGCGCGCCGCATGCCACCGACACCCAGGCCGCGCCTGACCGGTGGGTCAAGGTGCATGCGAGCCGCGTGCAGATC